AAGTGCGCGACAAGCTCGCCGCGCTGCTCGCGCCGATCCTTGACACCGACCCGAACGTGCTCTCATCGCTCGTTGACACGATCGAACCGCCCGCACTCATGCTCGGATGGGGCGAGCCGTGGGAAGAACCCGACACGTCTTGCTTCCGACGCGGGCGCGTGATCGTGACGTGCGTCGGCTCTCGGCTCGTGCCCGGTGAAGGGCTCGCGATGGTCGAGACGCTCGTGGACTACACGCACAATCACGTCGAGCACGTCGATCCGACGTTCCTATTCGAGTTGACAACTGGCCCGCGTGTGTTTCAGATGGGCAACACGAAGTACCTCGCGGCGCGCATGTTGTACGGGGTGATGCTCGATGGCTGACGTAGACGTCGAAGTGATCGGTGCCGACGAAGCCTTCGCGCAAGTCGATCAGATGTTCCGCAAGCTCGATCACTTGCTCGCGCCGCACGCGCCCGACATCGCATCGCAGTCAGTCGAGCAACTCGCGGGCGCGGTGCCGTACTTGACCGGCGCGCTCTCCGAGAGCGCACGCTTCGAGCCCGCCGATCAGGATGGCGAGCTTTACGCGCTCGCGCTCGGCGGCGATGACGTGCCCTATGCGGGATGGATCGAGTTCGGCGGCAGTCGCGGTCGCGAGTTCGTGGCCGAAGGTCGCTACATGGAACCGACCGCGATCGCAACCGCGGACGAGACGCTGCGCGCCATCTCGTCGGCATCGCAAGATGTCATCAATGCGTACCCTTGGACCGGACCGACCGAGTAGGAGCTAACCGAACATGGCAAAGACCGACACGCTCGACCCCCCGCCCCCGCCCCCGCCCCCCGTCGTTACTCCGCACGTCACCGCGGCGGGCGACCCCGATCCCGTTCAAGCGCAACCGCTGATCCTCAACGATGCGTACTTCGAGTTGCTCGGTGTCAACCTTCGTTGTCTCGTGCAGCACTTGGAAGTCGCACCCGAGAACAAGCCCGTCACGGTGACGTCGCTCTGCGCGGAGACTGACTACCCCGGCGTGACGAAGTGGCACCTTCGGGTCACGTTTCATCAGAGCTTCGACGTCGGCGCGGTGTATGACACGCTCGAACAAGCTCTCAACGCGTACAACACTGACGGCTCGCCCGCGGTGTTCAAGGCGCGCCCGTACTCGTCGCGCGTGGCATCGGCGAACAACCCGATCATCTCGGGCTCTGCGATCCCGCAACCGTTCGAGATAATCATGGGTGACGCGGGCGCGGTGTCTCCGGTGCAGATTGATTGGAACTTGCTCGCACCGCCCAATGTCGATCGCGGCGCGGTCGCATGTACCGGCGCGACCGCGGGCTCACCGGGGCACTTCACGCCGACCGGCGCGACAACTCCCGCCAACCTCGCGGGGCTCGCGGCGATCACGGCAAGTCCCGCGACCGCATGGGCGTCGGGGCAGTACGTCATCACCGCTGACTTCCTTGCGAATCATTGGGACGGCGCAGCTTGGGCAGCGGGCAAGGCTCCGTGATCTAACCTCTGATAGTCGTCTATCAGGGGAGCCCGCAACATGACCGACATCTCGAACAACGGTGACGATTCGAACAACGGTGACGATGCCGCGATGGCAGTCGTCGAAGTCGTCGATGACGACGTGCTGCCGATCGAACTCGAAGCGACGATGGCTTTCGTTCGTCGGATGCCGTCGCAGCGCGTCATGGACACGATCGTCAAGCTCGAAGGCGGCATACCCGTCACCGACCTTCTCGACCAGCAACCGTCACGCGTCGTCGCGTTTCGCTTGCTTCTGCGCGATCACCCCTTCCGCGATCCCACGTCATTATGGATGCACGCGTATGACTGCGAAGTGGACTTGATCGACGTGGACCCTACGCAACTGCTCGGGCAGACTTCATCGCCGCCTTCTGCGCGTATTGGCACATGACCCCCGATGCCGTCGATGCGCTCGATGACGTCGTGTATGACGGCATGATTCGTCACATGGAACGGGAAGCCGCAGAGATACAAGCGGAGCACGCGAGAGCGAATCGGTAATGGCAATCTCGGGTCCGTCGCTCGCGTTCCGCATCTTCGCGGACACGTCGCACGCGATCACGTCGGTTCACGCCGCCGCGGGGTCATACAAGACCGCAGGCGCGGGCATGAAGGACGCGTTCTCGCCCGCCATCAATCAGTTGAACCGGACGGGCTTGTTCGATCCGTTCCATGACGCGATGCAAGGCGTCAGCGATTCGATCGAGACGGTCAAGAATCACGCAAACGATCTGCCCGTCGCGTTCATCGCAGTCGGTTCGGCAGTCGCGGGCGTCGGCGCATCGCTGCAAGTGCTCGGGTCCAAAGACAAAGCCGCGCACCAACAACTGCAAGCCGCGGTCGAAGCAACCGGCAAGTCATGGGACGATTACGAGAAGCCCGTCGAGAAGGCGATCAAGTCGCAGGAGAAGTACGGGCACACCGCGACCGACACGCAAGACGCGCTGCAACGGCTCACCGAGGCAACCCACGATCCCGGTAAGGCTCTGCATTATCTCGCCATCGCAAGCGATATGGCCGCGGCGAAGCACGAGAGCTTGGCAAAGGCCGCGAGCGTGGTCGGGCGCGCGTACAACGGATCGGCGCGCGCGCTCAAAGAGTTCGGCATCATCGCCACGAACTCGCGCGAGGGTCAGATCGCGCTGACCAAGGCCGAGAGCGAAGCAAAGACCGCGGCGAAGGAAAGCGAAGCCGCGCACAAGAAACTTGCGATCACGCAGTTTGAGCTTGGGGGCAAGACCAAGCTGACCAAGGCCGAGCAGATTCGGCTTATGGAAGCGCACGGCGCAGTCGCCAAGGCCGCAACCGATTCCAAGAAGGCACACGATGATCTGACCGCAGCGCAAGCAAACATGCGGCTCACGTCGGAGAAGAACAAGAAAGCTCTCGAAGAACTCGGGACTCGATTGAAGGGTCAAGCGTCCGCGAGCGCCGACACCTTCAAGGGACATCTCGACGCGTTGCGCGCGCATCTCGAAGATCAGATCGCGGTATGGGGCACGAAGTACGGACCGGCGCTACAGAATGGCGGGCTCGCGCTCGCGGGCGTCGGTGCCGCGGCGAAGGGTGTCACCGCGGCGATGGACGGGCTAAAGAAACTCGACGCGCTCGACAAGTTGAAGAAGGGTGCCGAAGGCGTCGGGCACGCGATGACCGCAACGAAAAACATCGCGGTCGGAACCTTCCAAGGCATCTCGAAAGCGGCGAAGATCGGAGCCGAAGGCATCAAAGGCGCGACCCAAGCCGTCAAAGACTTGCAGATCGGCCAGAAGTTGCAAGCTGCCGCGACCAAGACTGCAACCGCGATTCAATGGGCATTCAACGCGGCGATGGACGCGAACCCGATCATGCTCGTCGTCATCGCGGTCGCCGCGGTCATCGCGATCATCGTCATCCTCATCATCAAAGTGAAAGCCGTGCGCGACTTCTTCAAGGAACTAGCGCACGTCGCCAAAGAGGTATGGGACAAGATCGTTGCCGCGGTGAAAGCTGCGTTCAACTGGATCAAACAACATTGGCCGCTCTTGCTCGCGATCCTCGCGGGACCATTCGGGCTCGCCATGCTCGCGATCATCAAGAACCGCGACAAGATATGGGACGCGATCAAAGCCGTGTGGTCTTGGATCAAGAGCGCATGGCATCTCATTTACGATTGGGTCATCAAGCCCTACGTCGATGCGTACAACACGATCCGGCGACTCATGGACGAGATATGGCACGCGATCAAAGCCGTGTGGGATTGGATTAGTAGCAACTGGCATCGCATCTTCGATTGGATCAGTCGCCCGTTCCAAGACGCGGTGAACGCGGTCAAGGGCGCGATGAACGGTGTGTTCAATGGCGTCAAAGCCGTGTGGGATTGGATCGCGCGCAGCTTCCACTCTGTCTACGATTGGATCACGCGCCCCTTCGACGACGCGGCGAGCGCGGTGCGTCGTTCGTGGGATGCAGTCTCGTCGTTCTTTGCGGGCATCCCCGGCAAGATCAAGGGCTATTTCTCAGGGGCGATCGGATGGCTCACGAACGTCGGGCACGACATCATTCAAGGCATCATCAATGGCATCACGTCGATGGGTGGTGCAGTCGGTGACGCGGTACACGGTCTGCTCTCGCATCTCCCCGGCGCGGGGCTTCTGCATAAGGCGCACATTCCAGGCTTCCAACATGGCGGCTTCGTTCCGACCGATCAGATCGCGTTCTTGCACGCGGGCGAGTACGTCATCCCCGCGGCGCGCGTGCGCGAGTTGCGCGATGCGATGAAGATGCTGACCGCGCAGACGACGGTGCCGACAATGGCTTCGCAGTACGCATCGAAGTCAACAACGGCATCGGCTCCGACCGCGCGCGCGACGTCCGCAATCCATATCGAGAACATGAACGTCTCGACCGAGCTAGACGTTGAAGCTGCGATGCGCCGCATGGCGTGGATCGCATCGACACAACTCGCAAGAACTTCGGGATGATAGACGAATAGCATGAGTGCTTGGGTAGCTCCGACGTGCCAGCGCAGCGCATGGCTTACGCTGCAAGACTTGTCGATGCCGCTCGAAGGCGTCGGTTACGTCTGCACGAAACTCGATCTTGGGTATCCCGTCGTGCGCGAAGTCGCGGAGAACCGCGCCGATCAGAATGGCATGATCGACCGAACGAGCTTGTTCGGCGGGCGCATCATCACGATCGAACTCACCGCGCTCGCAGGCGCGGGCGCGCGCATCGACGAAGTTGTTGCGAGCTTCGCACCGTTCATGGACCCTTCGCTGCGCCCGCAGTTGCACTACATACTCGACCGACCAGGCGAACTCGAACGCGTGATTACCGTGCGAGCGCAGAGCTTCGCATGGCCGATCGTCGGACCGAATCAGCGCGACTTTCAACTCGTGTTCCTCGCCGCCGATCCGTTGCTTTATGACGCGACGACGAACACCGCGACGGCATGGTGCGGAGCAACGGGCAACCCCGGTCGCGTGTATGACTTGACATTCGATCGAACGTACCCCGCAGGCGGCACGACGCCGAGCACCGTGCAACTCAACAACTACGGTGACGTATGGGTGCCGCTGCTCGTGCGCGTACATGGTCCCGCGCAGAACATTCAAGTCCGCTTCGCCAACATGGCCGCGCCGAACATCGCCGCCGTGTTCAAGTTCCTTCCGACGTTCGCTCTCAGCGCGGGCGACTACGTTGACATCGACTCGCAGAATCGCATCGTGTTCAAGAACGGTGACCCGACCGTCTCGCAGTTTGAGCAAGTCGATTGGTCAGTGTCGGTGTGGCCCTACCTCGCGCCCGAGTCGCGGCAACCGAATATCGCGATGAGCATGACTGCCGATGACGCGAACAACGTCACGCAAGTCACCGCGTATTGGTCGGACGCGTACCTCACATGAGCGACGTCTCTCCACTCGCCGCAACGCTCACGTCGATCAGTCCGACGCAAGGCAAGATTCAAGGTGGCGGGCAGATTCAAGTCGTCGGCACGAACTTCACCCCATCGGGGCTCGGCATCTATCTCGAAGGCGCAGCGCAACCGAGCGCGATCTTCACCTACACGTCACCGACGACCGGGCGCTTCAACATTCCCGCGGGAGTTCCGAACGACGAGACGCATACCGGCGAAGTGCAGCTATGGGATACGGGCGTAGGCGTGGAGCTTGGCTCGCTTCCTTATCGGTGGTACGCGTGGCCGCAGAATCTCTCGATCTTCCCGTCGAGTGGTCCGATCATGGGCGGGAATCGCGTTGACATCTACGGCACGGACCTTGACACCGTGGGTGCGAGTGGCGTCGTCATCGACAAAGGGGGCGGGCATCCGTTCACGCTCGTCGATTCGGGTCACTTGTGGCTCACGATGCCCGCGGAGTACGCAGGGCGCGCGCGACAAGTCTCAATAGACGTCAGCAACGACGCGGGCTACTCAACGGTTTGGTACAACTACACGAGCCAAGCGATCACGCCGCCGATCCCCGGTACGCCAGTCCCTCGCAACCGCGGTCGCTACGTCGTGACGTTGCACGCGCGCCATTGGCTCCCGCAATCGTGGAACGTGTCGATGCTCGCGGAGCTATCCGACGCGCGCTCGCGACATCTCACGCAAGCATGGGACGCACCCGCAGAGTTCACGTTCACGATCGACGGCAAGAGCCCGCAGGCGAACAAGATCGTCGAGCTTGCAACCGACGTTGTTGTGCGTCGATGGGATGAGCAGTCGGGGCAAGACGTCTGCATCTTCCGCGGCATCGTGGATCACACCGAGGATCAGTTGAGCGCAGACGTTCACGTCGTCAACGTGACTTGCCACGACTATCTCTCGATGTTGCAGCGCGGTCGCATCCTTACGTCGCTCTTGACTTACACGCAGATCGACCAGGACAACATCGTCTCGGACTTCGTGCAGAAGTCAGTCGCAGTCGTGTCGTCGGGGGGCGCGTACTCAACGGGCGGAAACAACCCCGTTGACTTCCGACCGGCGTGCTATCTCCCGATGCACTTCGCGATGGTCGCGAGCGACGGTTCCGCGCGACAAGCTCTGTCGGGTCGCTTGCGCGATCGCAGCTACCCCGCGAGCACACAGATCGGCCAAGCACTCGACGACTTGGCGAAGGTGATCGGCGGCTTCGACTATGACTTGCTCCCCGCGCAGGCGAACGAAACTGAGGATACGTTGCGCGTGTTCTATCCGTCGCAGGGCATCGTTCGATCGGGCGTGGTGCTCATGTACGGATCGACCGTCAGCGAAGTCACGCGCACCGTGTCATCGGAGCAGTACGCGAACTATGAACGCGTGCTCGGCAACAACAACTCGACCGACTCCGCTGCGCCGCAACTGTTCGCGGAAGCATGGAACGACGCCGCGGTTGACGTCGCGGTCGATCCCAAGGTCGGGCTGTTCATGTTCGGTGACAACGCGAGCGACGTGAATCAAGCGACGACGTTATACGAGAAAGCGCAGGGCGACATCGCGCACACGACGGGCGTGCTCGTGCCGAGCTACACGCTCACGCTAGAGCCGACGTTCTACAAGTGGGGGCGTCCGAACATGGGCGACATCTGCCCGCTCATCATCTTGTCGGGACGATTGAACGTGAACACAACCGTTCGCGTCGTCGGTATCGAGTATGACATCGGTGACGACGATTACGAGGACGTGAAGCTCACGGTCGGAAGGCCGGGGCTGCGACTCGTCGAGATGTTCACGAAGGCTGATCGTGACGTAGACGCGCTCTCGCGCCGATGAGATGATAGACGTCTACCAAGTGAGGAACCGATGACGCGCTTCGCTCCCCAATGGCTGCAACAAGCGAACTACTCCGCAGCGGTCGATCGTCGGCTCATGCAAGCGATATGGGGAACGGGCTCGCCGCGCACACAAGGGATGCTCGTGGGTGCCGCGACGGGGATGCAAGTTTCAATCTTGCAGGGGCAAGCCGTCGTGCCGTCACCGAACTCGACGGGCTCGTTGCTCTGCACGTCGGACGCGACCGAGTACGTCGGGATCGCGGGCGCGCCCGCGTCGGGCTCGAACCGCATCGACCTTGTGATCTTGCAAGTGCGCGGCAACGATCTTGACGGGGGCGCGAATAACGACTTCATCTTCACGACGGTCACCGGGACGGCTGCCGCAAGTCCGGTCGCACCCGCGACACCCGCGGGCGCGCTCTGTCTCGCTCAGGTGTACGTCGCAGGCGGCTCAGTGTCGATCACGACGCCGAACCTCACCGACACACGACCGGGCTCGCTCTACATGCCGACGTCGCAATCGAAGATATGGGCGATGCCGTGGGGCATCATCACCCCGGTCGCAGTCGTGACCGCGAACATGACGGGGATCGTCGGGGGTGCTGGACGCACCGACATTCCCGGTATGAGTTGTGGACCGTGGACGATCGTCGGCAACCGACAAGTGCGCGTCACGATGGCGCTGCCACAATGCACGCAGCAGACGGCAGTCGGTGACTTGATCGTCTACATCACCGACGCCGGGAACAACGTGCGCGCGCAGGCACGCGCAAGCCAACTGCAACCCGCAGCGAGTATGCCGCTCGTCGCGGTCTATACGAACGCAGCAACGATGGCAGGCGGCTCGTCGGCAACGTGGCGCGGGCAAGTCTCAACGTCGGGATCGGGCACGGCTTCGCTCACGATGAGCGGCACGAACCCCGGCACGCTGATCGTCGAAGATATTGGACCGCTACCGGGAACCTCGCCGCCGCCAAACTGGCAACCGGGCATGTTGCTCGACGCGCTCGCAGATAGCGGCGAAGTGCTTTGATAGACGAATAGCACGAAGGGGAGAACACGATGACACCGACCGAACCGCAGACCGAGCACGACGAACGCGACGACGAGCCCGAGCAAGAGGGCGAGCAAGAGCAGGAGACGCAACCCGAAGATGAGTGAACGCGATCGGCTCACGCGCGCACCCGACGAGCGCGATGAGGAACGGCGCGCGGAAGCTCGACGTCTGCTCGCGGAACGCAAGCTCGACGATCGCGACCATGAGCACGTCGATCACGAAGGCAACTTGCTCGCGCAGTTTCGAGAAGGTGAGTGACGATGGTCGTTGACTTGGTAACGATCCATCACGAAGCGGGCGCGGGCAAACCGCCAACCGATGACGTGTGGCGCTTCGCGCATGGGGGCTACACGTTCGGCGTCGGTAACACGATCAAGGCGCGGTTCCGTAGCGTCGTCGATTCGTATGCGACTCTCAACTACAACGGAGTCTCACTCGACATCTGCCTTAGCTCCGATCATCACACCGTCAACGCGACGACGCCGCAGCACGTCGCGCTCATTCACGACTGCTACATGGAAGCCTTCAACGATGGTGAAGTCACGGCTGATCCACTCGTGCGCGACCATCAAAGCTCACCGGGAAGCGCGACCGCGTGCAGCGGCAACTTCACGCGCGCGGTCTGGAACGATGTCGTCAACGCGTGCAGACCGGGCGGGGCACCGCCACAACCGAAGCCACCCGAGGATGAAGCGATGGACTTGGCAAGCGCAATCAATCACGACGGTCGTCCGGTCATCGTGCAAGTCGGGGGCGACGATCGGCTCTACATGAAGATCAGAGAAGTGAACAGTGGCGCATGGCGCGACTGGCAAGACTTGTCGGGGGGCAAGACGGGGTTCGCAACTTGCACCGCGTTCGTGAACCCCGGCGCGCGCCCGACGATCGAAGTGTTCGTAACGATGCTCGACGGTCACACGTTCCATAAGTGGCAGACGGGCGACGACTACGCAACATGGTCAGACTGGCACGACGAGACGCGATGACGCCGCGATGCCTTGGAAGATTCGCCGCTCGGTCTACTTGATCTTGTTCGGCATCGCATCCGCGGCGCTCGCGGTCATCGTCATCGTGCGGAATCAATCGGGCGATGACGAGATGCTCGGCGTGATCGGGCTGCTCGGCTCGTTCGCGATGATCGTCGTCGCGATCAAGTGGCTGACCGAGAACGGCAACGCTCCCCCGCCACACTGACGGGGTGAGCTTGGCTCTGTTCGCGATCGTGTGCATGTTGGGCGTCGGGATCGGGAGCTTCTGCGCGGGCTGGATTCTGCACGAGGAACGCGACCGATCCCGCCACACGATCGAGAGCCAAGCCACGGCTAGACACCGCCCGATCGACGGTGACGGGGCGACAACCTAGGCGGGGCGGGGGTCTAAGCCGTTAGACGGCAACGTGGGGGCTCTCGTGGCACAACGCTCTTTGTGGTCACGGATTCACTCTGCGGGACGGCTGCACGTCGAGCGGGCTTGCGTGGATATTCAGAGGGTCGGGCGCGGCGATCGGCGCGCTCGGCTCTCGTCCACAACCGGGGGATAACTTGGGGATAGTCGTGATAGACGTCTATCACTTCTAGCATCCCTAGATCATCCACCACTTCGCAGACGAGACGTGTTACGGTCGCATCCATGACCGACGAAGCTCCATTC